AAGGGGTTTTATAAATTACACCCCTATCCAAAGGGCGGTTCCACCGCCCGTTAGGTTATTAACCCAGTGGGGCATGGCAGAGCCTGCCCCTAACTCTTCCCATCGGCGGCGCAGAGCGCCACCCATAGGTTGTTTCCATAGGGATTACCATAGGCCGCCTGACGGCGGCGATTTACTACCATAGGAATTAAAGGCGGGTGTATTGTATGGCTAAGCCATCGGCTAATAAATACAAGATCGCCCCAAATAGCCAAATCTCGGCCACTCAGGCCAAGCAGACTATCGCCGAGCTGGTAACTAAAGGTTACTCCATTGCCGATGCAGTTCGGGCAACTGGCAAGTCAATTAAGTCCTATGAGTACTACCGCATGTCGGATGCTCAATTTAAAGAGGCTATCGACCTAGCCCGCGCCGTAGCACGTCGCGAAGGCGCGATAAGCGAAGAAGATGCAAATATCAGCTTTGAGGACTTTAGAGCCAAGTACCTCAACTCCAAGACTTTTAATCACCAGCGCAACATCATCTCTATGCTGGAAGAGGGTAAGCCCGCGTGGCTTCACCCCAACATGAAATACGAAGAGGGTTTTCCTAACTACGTCCTCGTGAACATGCCACCTGAACATGCCAAGAGCATGACGGTCAGCATTGACTATATCACCTATCGGATCTGTATCGATCCGAACATCCGTATCAAGATCGTCTCAAAGACCTTGACTATGGCAAAGGACTTTTTATACGCGGTCAAGCAAAGGCTTACCCAACCCGCTTATGCTGAACTTCAACGGCGCTATGCCCCTGCTGATGGTTACAAAGAAGCGGCGGATAAGTGGACCCAAGATGCGATTTACCTAGAGCGCGACTCAGGTGAAAAAGATCCTACCCTGCAGGCACTGGGTATTGGTGGTCAGATCTATGGTGCACGTGCTGACTTAATTGTTTTGGATGACTGTGTTACCTTGGCTAACGCCAATGAATACGAGAAGCAGATCCGTTGGATCCAACAGGAAGTTCTTACTCGTGTTGGTCCCACAGGAAAGATCCTTGTCGTAGGTACTCGTGTAGATCCAGTGGATCTTTATCGCGAGATGCGTAACCCAGATCGTTACCCAGATGGCGCTTCACCTTGGACATATCTGGCTATGCCAGCGGTATTAGAGTTTGCAGATGATCCAAAGGATTGGATTACCCTCTGGCCGCGTTCAGACAGGCCTTGGCTTGGAGATGATGCGAATATTGGTGAGGATGGTTTATATCCTCGTTGGGATGGAAGTAACCTACGCAAGCGTCGCGGTGTATTAGACCCAAAGACGTGGGCTATGGTTTACCAGCAACAGGATGTAGATAGCGAAGCTGTCTTTGCACCTGAAGCAGTACGCGGATCAGTATCAGGTATGAGAGCCATTGGCCCTCTACTACCAGGCGCTCCTGGTCATCCAGATGCAATGAATGGTTCTTATACCATCTGCTCAATGGACCCAGCCATGTCAGGTGATACGTTCTCAATTGCCTATGCTGGCGATAAGAGTACACAGAAGCGTTACGTGCTAGAAGCAAGCCGCATGCCTGCTCCTACACCACAACGTATTCGTGAATTGATTTTTGAATGGACAGAGAAGTACAAGCCATCTGTCTGGGTTATTGAGAAGAACGCCTTTCAGTTGTTCCTTACTCAAGATGAAGAAATTAACCGCTTCCTAGCATCACGCGGTATTCGCCTTGTTCAGCATTACACAGGCGCAAACAAGATGGATGCAGAGTTTGGCGTAGCCTCTATGGCCCCACTCTTTGGAATGGTTGATAAACTTGGCAATCACGTCAAGGGAAGCAACCTTATAGATTTGCCACGGTCCGACAATGAAGGCATAAAATCGTTAATCGAACAGCTCATAACATGGTCCGCTGGCACTAAAAATAAACAAGATGGATGTATGGCACTCTGGTTTGCAGAAACTCAGATGCGTGATTATATCAATCAGGCTGGAGCATATGGTGGCTCCTTTATTAAAAACCCATTTCAGACTCGTGATCAAAAAGCACGTCGTCGGGTTATTAACATAGAAGACTATCAACGCGAAAAAGAGAAGTTAGCATCTAACGGGGGTTACTTATAATGGCACTAACTGTAGATCAAATCGGAGATAAACTCCGTAAACTACGTGCACATTACTTCACGCGTGATTCACGTTATGATGATCTATTGGCAATCCGTCAAGGTAAGATCGATCAAGTGTTTCCTGGAATGTTCTCAGAGGACTATCCAAAGCCAATGATCGCAAACTTCATTGACGTTGCTGCTCGCGACGTTGCTGAAGTTATTGCCCCACTTCCTGCCTTCAATTGCATGACAACCAACACAACTTCAGATCGTGCTCGTGTTCGCTCAGATAAGCGCACCATGATCGCTGCTGGTTACCGCGACACTTGCAACCTTCAAACCATGATGTACACAGGTGCAGATCGTTACCTCACCTTTGGCTGGCTACCATTTCTTATTGAAGCAGACTATGAGAACAATCGCCCAATGATCCGCATCGATTCTCCAATTGGTGCCTACCCAGAGTTTGATCGTTTCAATCGTCTTATCTCATACTCAAAGCGTTATGTTAAGACAGTACGCGAACTTATCAATGACTTTCCTGAACACGAGAATATTATCCGTGGTCAGTACGAGAACCGTAACTCAGAACGCATCCTTGAGATGTATCGCTACCAAGACAAAGAACAACTTATTCTTTTCTTGCCAGAGCGTAACAACTTTGTTCTTTCACGCGTTGAAAATGAACTAGGTGAAATTCCTGTAGCAATTGCTTTGCGTCCTGGCGTTGACTCAGATGAGCATCAACGTGGACAGTTTGATGATATTATGTGGGTGCAAGTAGCCCGTGCACGTTTTGCTTCTCTTACTCTTGAAGCAGCACAAAAGGCAGTACAAGCACCATTTGCTTTGCCTTCAGATGTGAACGTTCTTGAGATTGGCCCAGATGCAACTATCCGTTCTGCCAATCCACAACAGATCCGTCGTGTAGATCTTAATCTTCCACCAGGAATTTTTCAAGAGAATGAAATTCTTGATCAGGAAATGCGCACTGGATCACGTTATCCAGAAGGCCGTCTAGGACAGCAGTCAGGTTCTATTGTAACTGGTCGTGGCGTAGAAGCACTTATGGGCGGATTTGATACACAAGTCAAAACAGCACAGGGTGTATTTGCTGAGACATTTAAAGAAGTTATTCGTCTATGCTTTAAGATGGACGAAAAACTATTTAGTGATGTTAAGAAGGAAGTTCGTGGCATTAATGCTGGCGCTCCTTATGTAGTTAACTACACACCAAGTGTTGATATTGCTGGAGATTATTCTTGCGATGTTACCTATGGCATGATGGCTGGACTAGATCCAAACCGTGCTTTGGTATTTGGACTACAGGCACGTGGAGATAAGTTAATCTCACGCGACTTTTTACGTCGTCAAATGCCTTGGGAAATGAACGTTACCCAAGAAGAAGAACGTGTTGAAGTTGAAGAACTGCGCGACACATTGCTTCAAGCAGTTGCTTCCTATGCTAATGCTTTGCCACAGATGGCAATGCAAGGAGCAGATCCATCTAAAGTTATTAATGCAATTGCGCAAGTAATTGTTGGTCGCCAAAAAGGCGACCCTATTGAGGAAATTGTTGCTAAGGCTTTTGCCCCAGAACCACAGCCACAAGTTTCCCCAGAAGCTGCAGCCGCTGGTGCGGCACCTGAAGGTGCCCCAGGACAGGCTCCTGCTGGGGGCGCGCCTCAAGGCCAAGCACCAGGCATGCCGCCTGCACAACAAGCACCGCAAGGTGCATCATCCCTGCAGAACTTGCTAGCAGGCATTTCATCTTCTGGTAACCCGCAGCTTGCTGCGTCAGTTTCCAGACGCTCACCCGCCTAACGTTACGAGTGAGAAAACCAATTCCCTATAGGAGATAAAAATGGCAAAAGTAGCACCAGCCTTTAAGTCTAGCCTGCAATCAGCACCTGTTAAGGTTGCTATGCAAGGTGGATATGGCTCATCAGACGCAGTAACACAAAAGACAAGCATCCAAGATGCTCCTTCAGTTAAGGCAACTGGAAAGTCTGACATTAAGTACACAGTACAGCCTTCAGGCACCCGCGGATCAAACCCAGGCGCTAAGTAATTAAATGAATGAAGAGGGTGATGATTTTAGCGGAGTAATCTCCGTCTGGGATATTATTGCCCTCTTTGCTCATCTTGTAAAAAATCTATTTGCAAGTTTTGAAGAATTTTTTGATGTATTGAGCCACATGGCTCTACATAAAGCAAACGTCGTAGAAGATCAAAAACTATTTCACGATGATGTTGTTAGAACAATTGAGACTATTATAGAAGGTGAGTAATTATGGCAGGCAAAGGCGGTTATCAAGCTCCAGCTAAACCAGCACAAGTTGCTACCATGGCTCATAATAGAACTGAAAATAGCGCTGCGACCAAAATGACGCAAGCCGCTCGTGACATTACTGGCATGCCAAATTATGGCGATGCTCAAGACATGGCACAAATTCAAAGTGGTGCGCCTATGGCCGCTACACCAAATTTAGGATCTACGCCTACGGCACAGCCACAACAAGGTGCACAAGGTATTCCACCTCAAGGTTTTATTGGCGCACATCAACCAAGCCCAACAGATAACCCATTAACGCCAATTGCTACGCAACAACAACAATCTATTAGCGGGGCACAAAGTGCTTTATCTTTGCTTAACTCATTAGGAGATAATGCTTCTCCACAAGTTAAATCAATTCGCAACGTTTTGGCTGCACATTTAATGAACCAATCACAAGCAGGACAAGCACCTACAGCGCCAACCGCAGCGGTTCCACCGATGGCGGGAGCAAAGTAGTTTATGCCAGCAGTCATTCCACCATCTCCTGAAGCACAAGCGTTAGCAGGCAACTTAGATGCTATACATGCTGCAGGCCACACAAACCTTGACCCACTTGCTCAAACAGCAGTTGCTCAAGGAGCTGGTAGTACACAAAATGTTTTAGATCATGCTGGTCTTTTAACTCAAGCAGTAAAGCAAACAACGCCAGATAAAGCAATTTCTGAACCTGCAATAAATCAACAACCAAGTCTTTTATCACAAGCAGCATCATTTTTGCATCATCAATATGGCCCAGTTCCAGTTTTAAATTCAGATGTTGCTAGTATTCAACAGCAACTACAATCAAAAGGCTACGGTAAAGATTTAACAACTGGCGCTTGGAATAGCCAATGGCAAAATGCCCTTAGTCAACATGCTTATGATGCAACAGTGGCACCTAAATTTGGAAACGTAAAATCTCTTCCATTGTGGGACCTTATTGTAAATGATATTGTTCCCCCTGGATGGTCTTCAACCTTTGCTCATTCTGTAACAAATTATGTTCGTTATTTACCAGAAAAGGGCAGTCAATTGCTTTCCGATCTTGCTGGTGGAACTGCCGCTACTTTTACCGAGTGGGGCAACAATCAGGCTTACAAAAATAGAGAAGCATCTGTTACTGCTGATGTTGAAAATGCTCTTGGCGGCAATGTAACAAAACAACAAATTGAACAAACACAAGTTAAGCGCTATGTTGGCGATCTTGGTAATCTTCTTACTCTTGTTACTTTGGCTGGCGCTGGAAAAGCATTGGCAACTTCAGTAGGTGCCGTTGGTAAATCGTTGCTTGAAAATACAGCAGCAAAAGAAAGCATACCAGCAGCAGCAAAAGCATTGGTAACACGCTCACTTCCTGAAAGCGCTGCATCAACACCTACATTTTTTGTATCTAAAAGCCTATACCAAGGCGGCGTAGAGGGTGCTAAGGGCACTGGCTTGCTTCGCTGGATGGAAAACGTACCAGTTCTCAAGCGTATGCTTCCAGCAATTGATGCAATGGATACTGAAGGAAGCACTTATTATAATTTAAAGATGCAGCAAGCATCTCTTATGCGCAACCCTATATGGCAAGTTGCTGCGCAAGCACAGGCTAAAGGCTCATTAGCAGGCCTTGGCCTTACAGCAATTGGTGAGGCTGAGCAAAAAGCTGGCATTAATGAGCAAGATGCTAACCTTGCTGCACCATATCAAGGTTCATTAGCCAATGCGGTTAACTTTGCAAGCATGTTTATGGGTCACCCAACCATTGGTTTAAAAGCTAGTCAAAATGTTGGGCAAGTTGTAGATGCTGCACATGGTGCACTTAGTGATACTCTTGGTCCAATTAACATGGATTATGTTCTTAAAAAGGGATTGGGTATTTCATTAACCGATCTTCAAAAAAACTTGGGCAATGAGTTTGTCAATGATCATTTTCTTAACACAAAAGTTAATCAATATGCAGCATCTCACTATGCCGACGATGCTCTACAAACAGCAGTTAAGGCTGGAACTGTAGATAAAAATACACCAGAAGCTGCTAAATTGTTTAGTCAATATGAGCATGAGGCGCTTAGCGATCCAATGGGTATTCTTGCGCCAGCACGTGATTCTTTAATTCGCAAACCAGACGTGCTTGCAAATTACTTTAGAAAAGATTTTGGCAATCAACTTGGTTCAAATGTTCGTAAAGGCATAACCGATACTTATGATATTGCAGATAAAAACAAACAACGTTTTTATGATGCAATGAATAAATTAAGGTTAGCACACTCTGATGTTTCCGTTATGCTTCAAGATGAGCATCGTAACTTATTTCATGGTTCTCGCACACAGGCAAATGTAGAAGATCTACTAACACATGCTTTAACAGAAGACTGGGGCAAGCGTCAAACCCCATTTAATGATCTTGTTAAAAGCAAAGTTGAGGCAACCTCTTTAGGTGAAGGATTAACTCCTAGCGTTTATCAAGGCAAGGCTATGCCACCTTTGTACCACACTAACTCAAAGGTTAGTGAGTATATGCCAGATCCTGCAACACTTGAGTCTACAACTCGTTATGGCAAGGGTATTCGCGCAACTTCTGACCCTGCCTTTGCTGGTCGTACACACACAAACGTTTACACACTTCGTTACAACCCAGTTCAAAATGAAGAGCCATCTTTTCTTGATTTGACCAAGCGAGGATCTGCTCAATCGGTTGCAGCAAAACTATCTCAAGTTCAACAAGATCAAATTGCTCGCAATGAAATGGGCTTAATGGTTCCAGGCAAGGGCAAGAATACCCTTGTAGGTGTTGATAAAACTGCGTACACCAAAGAATATAAAACATTTGCCAAAATGCTTAAAAACGATAGGGACTATAGCGGCGGAGATTTGCTAGATGCTTACCGTTCAGCACTTGCTGCAGGTGGCAAACTAAATAAAAATGAAATTGATAGCCGTATCTCAGATGTAACTAATTCTGTTATGTCAGATAATGGTCATACTGGATTTAAATACATCGATAAAACTGGCAAGCCAATGTATGTTGTCAATAGTGATCGTGCTCTTGCCAACATGACACAACTTGATCCAAGTTTTACAAAAGATAGCCTTATTCCAAATTACCTTACTCAAAACAATACAGTGCCACGTGGCGCTCTCGGCATTGCCCGTAAAGATACTTTCATTCAGCAAGATGCTCAAAGTGCAGCAAATGGATTTTTCAAGCGCTTGGCTAAAGCTGGTTATGGACCAGAGGTAGAGCAAGCACAACAGACTTTGCAACTTGAAAGTCGTCGTTTGGCTAAAAACTCAGCAACTGAATTAAACACACCTCTTCCAAAGTTAGATCCACAAGGCTTGGATAAAGAATCACTTAATGTGCTTAATGAGGCGCGTGGTATTCTTATTAAGAAGTTGGGCTTTGACTCACTCCAAATTAACAAACTTGATCCAATTGAAGCAGTGTCTTTGATTTATCGTGAATCTCATGGGCTAGCATCTGAGGCTTTCTTGCCAGCAAAAGCACCAAAGGCCGTAACTGATGCTGTTGCTCGTTTAGCAGAAAAGGGTTATCGCCCTGTTCTTGGCACTGATATTGGTCATGCTTATGAAGCACCAATTTTGCATCCAGTTATTGCAGATCAGCGTACATCTTTGCTTCGCCGTGCAGCCCTCGCTCTCAAATTGGACCCATCAAAGATTAGTGATATTTCAGTAGCACAATCTCGTGATACTGCAGTTAAGCAAGAAGTTGATCGTTTGTTTGCATCTGGCAAAGTTCAACCATTTGTAGGCGATAACTCAAGCACAATTGTTAATATTCTTCGTGACTATGCACGTTCTGGTGCAAGCGCAAATAGGCTTGGCGATAAAACAGCCAATGCTATTCGTGGTTGGAACCAAAGCAAGCGTGAGCAAATGATTACTCAATTAATGGGTGATACAAGCAACCTTACAGTCAAAGAAGAAAGAGAATTGCGCGATGCTGCAATGGCAAAGGCTAATGAAGTATTTGGTTCACAACGCCGTATGTCAGATCTTAGTTACAATCAAATGGTTAAGGCTCTTACTCAGCCAATTGCAAAGGGCGCAAAAGACTATCTTGGTGATGTAACACCACGTTATACACTAGAAGATGCTCGCAGAATTGCTAAAGCAGTAATGCTTGGACAAGCCAAAGCCCCTGGCTACACAATGGGTCTTGGCAAAGGTGAAGATTTTATTCGTGCATCTGGCGCAATTGCTACTAATGCAACAGCTTCTTTTTTTGGCAAAGTGCCACTTCTTGACAATTATAAAATTGGCGAAGGTGCAATTGCTCGTGCAATAACTTCATTGCCTAGCAACTTAACTGCTCTTCGTAACCAATGGCGTTTTGATCTTAACCCTATCTTTGCAGTTCGCCGCCTTGCCAAAACAAACATTAAGGCTGCTACTGAGGGTGTTCCGCTAACTCGTAACCCTTATGAGGCTATGACTCGCCTTGGCATTAAAGATGATGCTTACGCCATTCTTGGCCGTACTATGCCAAAGGTATATGAGAAGGCTCAAGATCTAGACAGCCTTGATCGTTTCTTATCACAGAATGATCCATTTGGTATTTACAACCCAGCGCACAATATGGCTTGGCAGGCATATCACCTCAAGCAACTTGGAATGACCGACGCTGAGATTACTCAGAAGTTGGAAAAGATCAATACTTACGGTGATCGTACTCCACTTGAGCGTACAGTTAACACAATATTTTACCCATTCTCATTTAACAAGACATTGTACAAAAACATTGGTGGCTACCTAATAGATCATCCTGGTGAAAACGCTTTGCTTAACGCAGGCTTTCAACTATACAACCACCTTGATCCAAACAATAAAAACCCAAACAATGGGCTGCAAAACTGGTTTAATAACCACTTGCCAATTATCCAAGATTTTCAAAAATTAAACGCTTTTCAACATGGAACTGGGCTAGGTCAATTTGGTGGTATTAACGCACCATATCTATCTAACACACCATACATTAAAGAGTTTATGAACTTGTTTAGCCCACAGGCTATTACACCTGGTAATGCGCCAAGTGCATTAAAAACTTTTACAAACATGGTGCCAGTACTTAATGAGTTAAATGGTCTTCTTTTTAACTACAATCTTAACACTGGTCAAAGCGGCGTTGGTGGAATTGCTGGTGGAAGACTTGCTGAAACTGGTAAGTTTACCTACTGGTCATTGCAAAATCTTGCCGAGCACTCTGTAGATTTGTATAAGCATTTTATGAATGAAAAAACAAATCGTCTTAATTACGCTTCAAACCTTACAGATCAAGCACAGATCCAAAAAGGAATTGAAACGGTAAACGCCCTCAAGGTTCAACTTGCCCCGCTTCTTGGAAGTGGTATGTCATGGCCAAAAACAGCAGATGTTCCAAAGGCTGTACGTGGTTTAAAGTACAACGCAACAACCCTTGAGGAATACGCACATGCGCTATACCCAGGGTATGAAGTTGGAGCAGCGGTTGGTCCAGCAGTTAAAAAAGCAGCTGGGGCAACAGAGTATGTGCAAAACCTACAGGGAACATTTCGTTTTGACGCGTACAACACGTTTCAAACATATGCAGCATCAGCTGTAACAAAACTGTCAAAAACAAAAGATCCTGCAACTATTCAAGATATTGCAATGCCACTTCGCAATTTGGCCGTCAATATCTCAGAACAAGATCCACAGTTTCTTAAATTCTACAATAAATACTATGAAGCATCACTTGGTCCAATTGAAGGGTTTACAAAGTAATGGCAATTAAAAAAAATACCCCTGCAATTAACCTACCAGCTGGCACTATGGAAGCGCTTGCATCAGGTGGGGCTGGTAGCAGTGGAAGCATTTTGTCAGCCAAAGCACAAGCAAACACCCCAATTAAAAATGATTATGGGTTTATTGTCAATGGAAAAATTCCAACAGTTCTTTCATTGGGTCAGCTAAAATCTCTTCTTGGTGATTCTGTCAATAATGCCCCTGCCATTCAAAGAATGTCTTTAGATGTTTCAAAAGCGCCTGGGGCACTAGCGGGTCTTGATACAATTTCAACCGATGGAAAATTAAGTCCAATTGAGCAAAACTTTCTTGGAAACTATGCTTTAACTGTTGTTAATCAACATAAGGGCGCAGATCCAGCATCTATTGCAGATGCTATTACCAATAGAATTAATCCTCAATCAATCAACCCATATGCTGTAAGTTCTTCAATTAATCTTAAAAGCATTGATCGACCAGATATTAATGCTGTAAAATCAACTGTTAATGATTTGTATTTGCAACTATTGGGCAAAAATGCTTCAGATGATGAAGTTGCAAAATGGGCGCAAGTATATGATAATTATGCTAATCAAAATCCAACATCTCAAACCGTTGGTTCAAATACATATTCAGTAGTTCCAGTTCAAGGTTTGGGCGCTGGTGGCGTAACAAATCGCTTGCTTCGTTCTGGTCAAAATGAAACTACAACGGAAAATCAACTTAACTTACAAGAGTTTGCAAAAAATAAAATTATTGATTCTGGTGAATATAAAGCATTTCAAGCATCTGGTGCTGCCTTTAATCTAATGAACCAAATAGCTGCTAAAGATGCTGGAGTTGCATAATGGCTAAAAGTACTAAAGTATCTGCTCAAGTAGCGGCAGCGGAGCCTGGTCTTTCAGGACTATTATCACCAGGGTCAGATTTTGCACAAATTCTTCACAATCAAAATGGCGCTCAATATGCCTTTTGGAAAAATGCAGATTCTAATTTGCCAACAATTCAAAATAATACTGGCTATTCATTATTTCAATTTATTACTGATGCAGTTAATAATGGTTGGATTAACGCAACAGACCCAACAAGTTTTGAATTAAATTTAAAGAGAACAGATTTTTGGAAAGCCTATGGCGCTTCAGCCATTCAAGCAGCTTCAGATAAAGCACAGTCACTTGATGCTAATGGAAACGTACTTCCAAATAGTACATACGGTAAAGAACTTCAGCGTCGTATTGATGGAATTACTACTGAAGCAACAAGCATGGGTTACAAACTTACCCCAGAGGTTGCAACGTCTCTTGCAGAGGGAACTTTAAATGATGCGTATTCAGACACGCTTTATACTTCAAGCGATTATCAATCTGGTCTTCAAAGTAAAATTGCTACAACTGCTCAAAGTGCAGGTATTGCACTTAGCGGTGGAGCAAATGCAAGCACTGGAATTGGTCTTGTAAATCAACTTCGTGCCTATGCTGCGAGTCAAGGCGTTGCAATGCCTGAAAGTTTTTACACAGATGCTGGTGCTAAATTATCAGATCCAAAATCTGGTATGACTTATGACACTTATGCAAATAATGTTAAAGGATATGCAGCATCAAAATATTCTGGATTTGCTTCAAGAATTAATCAAGGTGAAACTGTTGCTAACATTGCTGCCCCTTATCAACAAGAAATGCAAAATATTCTTGGTATTCCAGCAAGCAGTATCGATCTAAGTGGTAACAGCGGAGACAGTGCTTTAATCAATAAAGCCCTTCAAGGAACTATTGACCCAAATACTGGATTAGGTACACCTATGCCCATCTGGCAATTTCAGCAAACACTTCGTCAAGATCCACGCTGGAGAAGCACACCTGACGCTCAAAACTCAATGGCAAGCATCGTTGAAACTCTAGGCAAAACGTTTGGAAAAATCTAATGGCAATGACAGATAGACAAGTAGAGCAACAAATTGCGCAAGATGCTGCTGCTGCC